GTACTTTATGTAATCTAACAAATGGAGGTGATGGATGTTTAGGTTTAGTTCATTCAGATGAAGCTAAATTAAAAATGAGTATTCCTAATAAAGGAAAGATAATTTCTGAAGAACAAAGAAGAAAAGTTTCTGAGTTTCAAAAAGGAAGAGTTCATAGTTTAGAATCTAGAAAAAAAATGTCAGAGGCTGTCATGGGCGAAAAGAATCACATGTACGGAAAAAAGATATCAGAAGAAACTAGACAAAAGAAAATAAAATCAGCTAAAAGGGGTTCTGAAAATGTAACTGCTAAATTAACTGATCAAGATGTTTTAAGGATAAGAGAAATATACTTAACCAAAAAATACAGTCATATAAAGTTAGCTGAAATGTACAATATATCTAAAAGTAACGTATATTCCATATTGAAAAGAAATACTTGGAAACATATATAATATAAATGAAAGACGTAAAAATAAATATCCCTGCGACTAGTTTTCCAAATCAATTCGCATCTGACAAAGAAAAAGAGACCTTTGAATACGGTCTAAAGATCTCACAGTCAATACAATACGAGTGGTTTTTCAAAACAGGTAATAACTCAAGATTCTACGATCAATGGGGTAACTTCCATAAGCTAAGATTATACGCAAGGGGTGAGCAGTCTATAGGTAAGTATAAGGACCAGATAGCCGTTGATGGTGACTTGTCTCATACCAACCTTGACTTTACTCCGGTACCTATTATACCTAAGTTCGTTGATATCGTTGTCAACGGAATGAATGACAGATTATTTAAGCCTAAGGCCTACGCTCAGGACGCTATGTCTATGGAGAAGAGATCTAAGTATCAGGACATGATACAGGCTGACATGGTATCTAAGGATATGTTGATTCAAGTTAAGGAGCAGTTTGGCGTTAATGCATTTGATACTAATCCTGATGACTTACCTGAGAATGATGAGGAGCTTTCATTATATATGCAGCTTAAGTATAAGCCTGCTATTGAGATAGCCGAAGAAGAGGCTATTAACACTGTACTTGACGAAAATAAATATAACGAAACTAGAAAGAGAGTAGACTATGATATCGCTACAATTGGTATTGGTATGGCTAAGCACATGTTCCTTCCTGGTGACGGAGTAAGAATAGAGTATGTTGATCCAGCTAACGTAGTGTATAGCTACACAGAGGACCCTTACTTTAAGGACTGTTTTTATTGGGGAGAAATTAAGACGGTTCCAATTACAGAGCTTGTTAAAATAGACCCTACACTTACCAACGAAGATTTAGAAGAAATTTCTAAGTACAGTCAGTCGTGGTATGATTATTATAACTCAGCTCAATTTTATAATAATAGCTTATTCAGTAATGACACAGCTACTTTATTATATGTAAACTATAAGACAACCAAGAAGATAGTATACAAGAAAAAGATACTTGAAGACGGAAGTTTTAAAATGATAGAAAAAGACGACACGTTCAATCCTCCACAAGAGATGATGGATGAAGGTCGTTTCGAAAAAATAGAGAAGACTATCGATGTTTGGTATGACGGTGTTATGGTTATGGGTACTAATATCATGTTAAAGTGGGAGTTATCTCGAAACATGGTTAGACCTAAATCAGCTTCACAACACGCTATACCTAATTACGTAGCGGTTGCTCCAAGAATGTATAAAGGAAACATAGAGTCTCTTGTTAAGAGAATGATTCCTTTTGCTGATTTAATTCAGATGACACACTTGAAGTTACAACAAGTTATTGCTAAAGTAGTTCCTGACGGTGTATTCATTGACGCTGACGGACTTAACGAGGTTGACTTAGGTAACGGGGCAGCATACAATCCAACTGAAGCATTGAGATTATACTTCCAGACGGGTAGTGTAATTGGTAGAAGTTACACAGGAGATGGAGAATTCAATAATGCCAGAGTTCCAATTCAAGAACTTAACTCTAATAGTGGGCAAGGTAAAATATCTAGTTTAGTAGGTAGTTATAATCACTACCTAAGTATGATTAGAGACGTAACAGGATTAAACGAGGCTAGAGACGGATCAAATCCTGACCCTAACTCATTAGTAGGTGTTCAGAAGTTAGCTGCTCTTAATTCTAATACAGCTACAAGACACATACTAGAGTCTAGCTTATTTGTTACTAAATCATTAGCTGAAGCTATCTCATATAGAGTAGCTGATATTTTAGAATACTCTGATTTTAAAGAAGAGTTTATCAATCAAATTGGTAAATATAACGTAGGTATACTAGACGAAATTAAGGACTTATATATTTATGACTTTGGTATTTTTATCGAGGTATCGCCAGACGAAGAAGAAAAGGCTCAGTTAGAACAGAATATTAGTTTGGCATTATCTCGTGACTCTATTTACTTAGAGGATGCGATTGATATTAGAGAGATGAGAAATCTTAAACTAGCTAATCAGTTGCTTAAACTTAAGAGAAAGAAGAAGGAAGAGCAACTGCAAAAGAACGAGCAGGCTAAGCAACAAATGCAAGGTCAGATCCAAATGCAGTCACAACAAATGGCAGCTCAGACTGCAATGCAAAATATACAGGCTGAGACTCAGTCAAAAATGCAGATTAAGCAGGCAGAGGTTGCCTATGAAATAGAGAAGATGAAGAGTGAGGCTCAATTAAAGATGGAGCTTATGCAGATGGAATTCCAAATGCAGATGCAACTTAAAGGAGCTGAATTCGAAACTACCAAAACAAAAGAGCAATTAAAAGAAGAGGCTAAAGACAAACGTATAAGTCTACAAAACACACAGCAGTCTAAACTAATTGATCAACGAAAAAATAATCTTCCTCCAATGAACTTTGAGTCTACAGAGGACAGTTTAGATGGGTTTGACCTAGCTGAATTCGAGCCTAGATAGTATAAAATTATAATTAAGTAACTTTGCAAAAAATTAAATCAAATGGAAAACACTTTTACTGTAAGGGACCTAGGTGTCGCCGAGCAAAAATCAGTACAGGAAGTTGAACAAGAGTTATTGGATAAGCATGAGGAGAGTATTGCTGAACCAGAGCATGTAGAAGTTCAAAACGAACCTGAAGTAGAATTACCAGCAGAGCCATCAAGGGCAGAGCTAGAAGATAATGACGTTCTTTCATATATTAAAAACAGATACGGAAAGGAAGTAAACTCTATTAATGATCTTATCGCAGAGAGAGAAGAGAAGAAAGAGGACTTACCAGAGGACGTAGCTGCGTATTTTAAATACAAAAAAGAAACTGGACGTGGAATTGAAGATTTTGTTAAACTAAACAGAAACTTTGACGACATGGATCCAGATGATTTATTAGTTGAGTACTACTCTCAAACAGAAGAGGACTTAGATAGAGATGATATTCAATATATGATCGAAGATAAGTTTGCTTACGATGAAGAGTTTGATGATCCAAAGGACATCAAGAAAAAGGAAATCGCTAAGAAAAAAGAGCTTGCTAAAGCTAAGAAGTTTTTTGATGAGTATAAGGAAACATATAAGACGCCTCTTGAGTCAAAAGGTAGTTCTGTTTCTGATGACGAAAAAGAAGCTTACGAGGCTTACAAGAAATATGTTCAAGATTCCAGTAATCAACAAGAAGAGAATCTTAGAAAGTCTCAATACTTTCAAAAGAAGACTGAAGAACTTTTCTCTGATGAATTCAAAGGTTTTGATTTCAATGTAGGAGATAAGACAATTAAGTTTTTACCAGGAGACGTTACAGAGACTAAGAAGGCACAATCTGATGTTACCAATTTTATATCTAAGTATTTAGATGAGAATGGATTGATTTCAGACCACGTTGGTTATCATCGTTCATTAGCTGCCGCTATGAATCCAGAAAAAGTTGCTAAGTTCTTTTACGAACAAGGTAGAGCAGAGGCGTTATTAGATAACACCAAAAGAATTAAGAATATTGATATGGAGATGAGAAATTCTCCTCAATCAATTGCTCAGTCTGGATTTAAAGTTGTTGCATCTGATGGAGATAGCGGAAGAGGACTAAGAATAAAAAGTAATAAAAAATAACAAACAAAACTAAAACAAAATGGCTGGATCAGTACAAGCAACCCCAGGGTTTGCATTACAACCTAGTGCTACAAGACAAACATTAAGCACTAACTACATCACAAATTTCGACTTCTTGAATCAGTATCTTCCTGATACTTACGAGAAAGAATTCGAGCGTTACGGAAATCGTTCTGTTGCATCTTTCTTAAGAGCAGTAGGAGCTGAGATGCCGTCTAACTCAGACCTTATCAAATGGGCAGAACAAGGTCGTCTTCACACTAAATACATTGACTGTTCTTCTGATGCAGCTGTAGGTGGAGATACTGCTACAATTACAGTTGATGACGCATTAACAGGATCTATCGCTTTCAAACCAGGGCAAACAGTTTTCTTATCAGATAACGCTGCTGCTGCTAACTCAAACAAAGCTATCATTACTTCTGTTGATTATGCTGCTGGTACTTTTGACGTAGCTTACTACGAGGCTGCTGGACAGTCTTTCGCTGCTACTGCTACAGTAACTGCTTTCGTTTATGGTTCTGAATTCAAAAAAGGAACTGAAGGTCAAACTGAATCTTTAGAGGCTCAAGATGATATCTTCGAAAACAGCCCAATCATCATCAAAGAGAAATACGCTGTTTCTGGTTCTGACATGGCTCAAATCGGATGGGTTGAAGTAACTACTGAAAATGGTGCTACTGGATACTTATGGTACATTAAATCTGAGCACGAAACTCGTTTGCGTTTCGAAGATTACTTAGAAATGTCTATGATCGAAGCTGTTCCTGCTGAGGCTAACTCTGGAGCTGTAGCTAATACTGCTTTTGGAAACAAAGGATCAGAAGGTTTATTCTACGCTGTAGGACAAAGAGGTAACGTATGGTCAGGCGGTAACCCAACTGCTTTATCTGATTTTGACGCTATCATCCAACGTTTGGATAAGCAAGGAGCTATCGAAGAGAACGTATTGTTCATCAACCGTCAATTCTCTTTTGATATCGACGATATGTTGGCTGCTCAAAACTCTTACGGAGCTGGTGGAACATCTTACGGATTGTTCGACAACGATAAAGAAATGGCATTAAACTTAGGATTTACAGGATTCCGTAGAGGTTACGATTTCTACAAAACTGACTGGAAATACTTAAACGACGCTACACTTAGAGGTGGAGTTGTTGGAGGTGCTATCAATGGTGTATTAGTTCCTGCTGGATCTACTACTGTTTACGATCAAGTACTTGGTAAAAACGCTAAACGTCCATTCTTACACGTTCGTTATAGAGCTTCTGAAACTGAAGACAGACGTTACAAAACTTGGATTACTGGTTCTGCTGGTGGAGCACAAACTTCTAGCTTAGATGCTATGGAAGTTCACTTCTTGTCAGAAAGAGCTTTATGTACTTTAGGTGCTAACAACTTCTTCTTGTTCGAGAACTAGAAAATAGTTAACAATATACCAGGGTGTAACAGCCCTGGTTATTTTTTTAAATTTAAAATCTTATCAAATGGCAAATCAAATTTCAAGTACAGACAAGATGTACGTACTTAAGAAAAAAAACACCCCGCTATCTTACATGTTAGCATCAAGAAACACACGTAGATCTCCGTTACTACACTTCGACGGAAAATCAAACAGACCCTTAAGATATGCAGTTAACCAAAGAAGCCCGTTCGAAGACGAGCAGGACGGTAACGCTATTTTAGAACCTATTGTGTTTGTGGATGGAGCTTTAAAAGTTTCAAAAACAAATCCAGTACTACAATATTTTTTAGAACTACACCCTGGTAATGGCCAAGTATTTGAAGAAGTAAACACTGAAAAGGATGCTTCATCTGATATTGAAAAATTAACGAGTGAATTAGATGCTCAAATTGCAGCTAGAGATTTAGATATCGACTCTTTAGAGGCTGTAGCTAGAGTTCTATTAGGATCTAAAATTGATAAAATGTCTACTGCTGAATTAAAGCGTGACGTATTTGTTTATGCAAGAAATTATCCAATGTCGTTCTTAGAGATGTTGAATGATCCAATGTTACAGTTACGTAACACATGTGCTAAATTCTTTGAGTATGACTTATTAAAGTTAAAGAACAAAGGTAGAGATATCTACTTTAATCTTCCACAAAACAAGAAAAAATTATTGACAGTACCTTTTGGGGAAAATCATATTTACATATTAGCTTCTTACCTACAGACAGATGAAGGTATTGAAGTGTTAAGATTACTTGAGAATAAAATCGAGTAAATTACTTTTCTTTTTATGTTTAAAGGCGCTCTTTTACAGGGCGCTTTTTTTTATTATCTTTGTAAAAAGTTTTTAAGAATGATAAACTCAGTAAGAAATACTGTATTGTCTGTAGCTAACAAGAATAATTTTGGGTATATTACTCCAGATGATTTTAACTTGTACGCTAAACAAGCGCAGTTAGATATATTTGAAGACTACTTCTACCAGTACAATACATGGATACTAAAGCAGAATGCTAGACAGTCTGGAAGTGGATATGCAGATATAGTTAAGAACGTAGAAGAGGTTATTGATAGCCTATCTTCAACAGCTTCACTAACATTTTCAAGTTCGGTATTTAATTTACCAAGCGACTTTTATTATCTGAATACTGTAAGATACGGATCAAAAGAGGTAGATAGGGTATCACAAGATAAGATACTAAATCTACTTTCATCTAATCTAACAGCTCCTTCAGTATTATATCCTGCTTATGTTTTAGAGGGAGATAGTATTAAGGTATATCCTACGTCTATAGCATCAAATGTTAGTACTCAGTACATTAGATATCCTAAGGATCCTAAGTGGACTTATACTTCATTGTCAGGCGGAGAGCCTTTGTTTAATCAATCAGCATCTGACTATCAAGACTTTGAATTACCACTAACTGATGAACCGTTACTGACTGCTAAGATACTTCAGTTTGCTGGTATATCTATTAGAGAAGGAGACGTGTTTACTTTTGGGACACAAGAAGAAGTTAAGAATCAACAAACTCAAGGATAATAATGGCATATTTAACTGGTTATCAATACTATGAGAATTCAGGTAATGTACCTGAAAGCGAGAACTGGGGATCGTACCAGTATATATCTTTAGATGATATTGTAAATAACTTTATGCTAATGTATGTTGGTAACGATAAGTTAATAAACAATGTACAGAGATATAATGTTTTATTCCACGCAAAAAGAGGAATTCAAGAAATAAACTACGACGCTCTTAAGGAGATTAAGGTTCTAGAAATTAGTATCTGTGACGATCTTAAGTTCATATTACCTAACGACTATGTAAACTACGTTAGAATATCACTTTATAAGGATGGTGTATTACGACCGCTTACTGAAAACATTCAAACGAATTACAGTAATAGTTATTTACAGGATAATAACTGTAGGGTATTATTTGATCAGGATGGAAATGTACTGGAGGGTACTTCTATTTTAGATTACGATAGGGTCACTAATCAGCAAAAGACAATGTACCCTGGAAGCGGATTATATGCAGGAAGAGAAGGTATTAATATAGATCAGAACTGGTACTTCGATTATTCTATTGGAGCCAACTACGGTTTAAATACTGAAACAGCTAATATAAATCCAACGTATAGAATAGATAAAGCATCTGGCGTTATTAATTTTGGTTCTGGAATGGCTGGAGAGTTGTGTATTTTAGAATACATTTCTGACGGAATGCAGAATGGTGACGACACCAAGGTTAGTATAAATAAACTAGCAGAAGAATTTATATATGCATATATCAAGTATGCTATATTAAATGCTAAAGTTGGTGTACAAGAGTACGTAGTTAACAGAGCTAAGAAGGATAAAACAGCCCTTCTAAGAAACGCAAAAATAAGATTGAGTAATATTCATCCTGGTAGATTATTGATGAATATGAGAGGTCGTGATAAATGGATTAAGTAATATATATGGCAAACGCTGATGTAAATTTCATTGCCGGTAGAATGAATAAAGATTTTGACGAACGTGTACTTCCTGCTGGTGAGTACATTGATGCGTTAAATATTAGAATAGGATCTACCGAGAACAATAGTATAGGTGCTGTAGAGAATACTAAGGGTAATATAAAATTAACTACCTTACAGTATAACGGATCTCCTCTTGTAGACGCTACCTGTATTGGAGCTTACGAGGATGGATCTAATGAGACCATATACTGGCTTGTTGCATCTCCTGCCGTAGATATGATTGTGTCGTTTAATACTGACAAGAAACTATTAAAGTATCACGTTGTATCTGAGGATGTACTTAACTTCAATTCAGAGTACCTAGTTACTGGTATAAACTTAATAGATAATTTATTATTCTGGACTGACAACTTAAATCCTCCAAGAAAAATAAATGTAACCAGAAACTATCCAGAACCTATTGCTGGAGTAGATCAAATTGATGAGAGTGATATATCTGTGATAGTTGCTCCTCCATCATCTGCTCCTAATATTACACTTGCATTCGTTCCAGACGAAGAGAATTACATAACTGATAAGTTTATATCTTTTGCTTATAGATATAAATACAAGGACGGAGAGTATAGTGCTCTTTCTCAATTTAGTGAGATAGCCTTTGAACCTGGTAATTTCGGAATAGATTATTCTACATTCGAAAATTCAGGAATGGAAAATATATTTAATTCGGTTAATGTTAATTTC